TTTGTTTTACCTTGAGAACTTCTTTTTGTTCTCCCTTTCCTTATCTTCATTTATATTATAGTACATATACTATATATTGTCAACACTTTTATCAAACTTTTTTATGTTTTTTTGCAAAATAAAAACCGCCCACAGAAGGGCGGCGTCTACCTATGAAGGCTATTCTCAAAACCAATATTATTATAACACAAAAAAAGCCCCAGCAAAATGCTGAGGCTTCGACCACTACTGCCATGATATCCCTACTGCAGTGTGAGGGGAGGTGATATACTCCTTTTCGTTTTTTAGTTTGCGTGGTCTGGTTTAGTTATTCGTAGTAGTTAACGAGATCGTCCTTATCCCAACATGAGAGCCAAACCGTACCAAATTGGCCAAACTCGAAATGTCGGTAATAATACCCACCGTAGTAGCCGCCATCTTGCATGTCAGTGATGTTAGCTTCATCACCAGCGAAGCTAAAGAACATGCCAGCTTTGAAATCTTGGTCTGCACCGTCTGACAAGTCGTGCCCGTCGGCATCTACCCAGTTAACCATTGAAACCGGGATGCCGTTTTCTGTCCAGTCAAAACCAACCGGAGCCAAATAGTCACATTTGATTTGCCAAATGCCGTTGACATATTTGACTTCATTAGCTTCATAGTAAGCCTTAGACTGTGGCACTACTGCAGTATTGGCTTGATTATTGGTTTGTGGTGCAGTGTCAGCATATCGCCAAACCTCGATATAAGCCGGCTGATTCCATCCATAGTAGTCATTCCAAAGATAAGTATTGATAGCTTGTCCTGGTGCCCCTTGTGTTGAATAGTCGCAACTAATGAAGTAGGTATCATCAATCATGACACCGACATGCCCACCGGCTCCACCAGAGCTTGACATGTCAGCACCCCAAGACATCAAAACGATATCGCCTGGCAGTGCATCCCATGATTCGTTACGGCATACACGATAGAAACCGTTGTTTGAGAGTTGTTGACCAAGAGTTACTGTTGATGGTAAACCTTGGATTGGGATGCCAGCGTCCTTCAAAACTTGAGACATGATACCAGAACAGTCTCCAGTGCCGTCTGAACCATTGCGAGAACCAAACATTGAATATGTTACTAGCCCTCGAAGGCTGATAAAACCGTTAACAATAGATTGTTGTACGCTCATTTAGAACGCTCCTTTCTTATTTTTGAATAGCTTGTTTAATCTCCGTAAGCATTCTTTCCAAATCAGCAACCTTCTGTTTTAAAGCGTCAATTTCGCTTGTAGGTAATTGAGATTTGGTCACAAGTGGGTCTTCTGCAAATTTATTTTGTTCTAAAACTTGTAGAAAAAAGTTATTATACGTTGGAAATAATCCATAGGCTTGGCTTACAGACAATGATGAAGATTGTTTATCTTTAATTTCACCAATATCACGACCAATAGATTCTATTACGTCTTTTAAATTACTCATAAGCCCACCTCATTAGAGAGTGTTTTTAGCTGTATTGTATGCTGCTACCAAATCTTCTGTTTCAATGGCTGTGATACGATTTCCAAGTTCTGTAAGTTTAGTAATAATACCAGAATCAACATTACCACCACCAGCAGCAATCTTATCAGCAAGTTCTTTAAGAGTATCGAGCTCTTCAGGGGCACCACCGATAAGGTCGGTTTTAGCTTGCGCAATGGCAGTATTAAGTTGTTCTTGAGTGATGCCTTCCGAACCCTTATCAGCCTTTCCTGCTAGGGTTGTTTTAATTTCTTTGATATCAGCACCCACAGCTTGGGCAAAATCATGTAATTTACTCATTTAATTATTCCTTTCAAATTTTAGCTAGATTGTAGATATTTACGAGGTCTTCCGTGGTATCAGCGCCACTGATCAACCCAGAATCTCGCAATTCGTCAACTAGTAGTTTCAGTTTAGGGCTCTTGTCTGATGGAATAGCACTGTCTGCATTTAATGAGTTCTTCACTTTAACCTTAAAATTATTTGACGGGAAAATATGCCCGTCTAGTTTAATTTCAAGGTAGTAAGTGCCAGTAGCTACCACGTTACCCATTGAGAATGAGAACACCCCATTTTCAACAGTAACATCTTGATAGAGTGCCACCGTTTCATCGTTGGACAGTGTTAGCTTACCAGTGCCGGACAGTTTCATGCGTTTTCCATCGTAACCCAGAATTTCAAAACCAAAGACTGAGGTAACATCCCCACTTTTGAGAATGTCACCTCCTTCAATTTGGTTAATTGAGGTCATGAGCTTAGCCATAGGCTAGTCCTCACGAGGTTGATGGTAGTTTAATGCACGTTCACTATCTGCTACACCCTTTGTTGTTGGGTCGGTTACGATTCCCAAAATTACCAAGATCACAACGAAAGTATTAACACCCTCTTGGATATTGTGTGGGATTTCAAGCCCGAACTGTTGCAACATAAGGAAAACCGCTGAGATAAGAGCTACCAATGTTGTTTTGTTTTGCAAGCGTAGTTTAAAGTTAATCATGTTTAATTCCTCACTTCTAAATTAATGTATTTCTTATAAAGGGCATCGATGTACCCATTGCCACCTAGTTTCTTGTAGCTGGAGTGCATCTTGTGAATCACATCTGAATTATGAACAGTGGTATATCCACGCTCTAATTCTTTGGAAATGTCACGTTCAAGGCGTAGATACATGGTAACAAGATGCGCTTCATCATGCACTGCTAGTTTGTCGCTTAATTCGTTGATTTTCTCGTTGTTTGATTCACCGATTTGTTGAATAGTTTCAACCGAATCATGAATGTTGTTCAACTCGCCTTTTAAATCTCCGAATTGCGACTTGCTTAAATTAGCGGACTTGCTAGCTTTCATCCCAAACCAACCCGTCGCTACCACACCCACGGTTGGGGCAAGGTGAGCTATTAGATCAGAAACATTCAATGTACTGTACCTCTTTTATTTATTTAACCCCCAATTAAAAAACAATCTGATTACTCTTTTGTGAGCTGAGCCAAGAGCTCGTCGTCGTCTACCATAAGAGCAATCTGCTCTTTTACTTTTGGTTTCAAAATCTTAGGAACTCGTTTAAACGGAAAATTCCCTTCAACAATATTGATTGCAAATAGTTTAACCATCATATCTTTATCTCTTTCTATTTTTTCTTTAATCTTCTTTAACGTCAATAATGGACAATTCGGCCAAGTCTTCATCGTTAAGCACCTCTTTTTCATAAAATTTAGCAATAATATTCATTAGCGTTACTTGTGCCGTCCTTGATTGTTCCTGCTGTTTCGTCATTTGCGCTTCCATCTTTGAGATGGTATCTGCCGCTTTATTATTCAAAGCGTTATATTCTTTAATTTTGTCATCAAGCTCATTAAATTTCTCAGTTTCAGCACGTTGTGGGAAATTTTCTTGATAGATTACTTCTAGCGCTGCATTTAATAGCTCGGTGTTTGACAAGTCGATTTTTTCGACTGGCAAAAAGACGGGAACGATAGCCCCGTCTGTGTTTTTTAAAACGACCTTGGTGGCGGACGCTGCACCGCTTGCATCGTATTCTTGAGATTTTGAAGCGTATTCAAATTTCATAGATTAACCTTTCTGTTTATAGCATGATTGTGAGTTGACCAAAATAATTAGAGCCAGCCTTAGTCTTTAACGCAGTCAGTGTATTCCCACCTTTATCAATCTGAACGTGAGAATTTGCCGTCCCGTCAGCGTCCCACACTGCTATCGTTAACATGTAGTTTTGCGGAGCCGTCAAAACCTCTTTGGGTAAGGTCGCAAATGTGATTGCTTCGCCGCTGCCAACAAAATCATATTTGATGGTTAACACGTCCCCTACTCGCTTATAATAGCTATTAGTGTAGCCGGCGGGTTGCCATCCAGTGTTGATTAGATTTGTGTTTTCGTTCCTAGCAAACTCTTTCCAAGGCTCCCAGTCGTCAACTTTTCTTGACCATCGATGATGTCTGAAAAAGAGTTGTCCATTATTCCCCCAAAAAATCTGGATAGCCTCTTTAAAACCGTCGGTATTCTTTCCGTAATTGCTGTAATGGAATAGATATCCCCATTGACCATTAGGGTTTCCCGGTGCCGCCTTGTCAATGTAATATTGACCCGGCTGATCTAACCAGTTTGCGTTGGTAACGTTAGGTTTGCCATCTATCCATTTTGGACCGCCATTGTTACTAGTCAGCTGGTATTGTTGAATTGGGCTGTTATTTGCGTAAATATCACCGGCTACGTCAAGAGCCCCACGCTCTCGGACCTTGGCAACACCCAGTCCGGATTGGTCATAAGAAAGAGCTACGCTCTCGACCGGTACGTCCGCTTTGAAACTTGCGTCCGTAAACTTATCTTCTAAGACTGCCAAAATTTGCCATGATTTGTTAGCGGCATATACACCCGCTAGGTTAGCTGATGAATTAACCAAACTTGAAACACCAGCCCAATCCCCAGAGGCAGGACCGGTGTCTGTTGTGTAACTATCCTTGCCATAAGGCGTCACCTTAAAGGTTAATCTCATGGTGTTTTTTTGAACACCATTGACTGTTAACGGTGCGATTTTAGCGTTCCTTAGAACTTGCAAGGTGCTTGATGTAGCACCAACCCTTGTCACGTCGAATTTTAGCGATGGTGCGAAATATTCAAGGACGTTGATATTAACTTCTTTGAAATCAGACCATCGTCCACGACTGTCTGAAACCCTAGCTCTTACTATCGCTTGCCCAGAGTAATTCATCATCCCAAACGTAGCACCGTTCGAGTTGATAGACTGATTCTTGCCAACGATTTCAGCATAGTAACCTGTAATGGTAGAGCCGTATGCGCCGCTAGCACCGCTAAAATCAGCTCGAATGTTTGACATGACCTGAATGAAATTATTTTCTGGCAAAAGACGACGGACGGTTTCATTTGTGTCAACCAGCGTCAACCCTGTTAGTGTTGGTTTGACGCTATCTGGCACGCTGATGTTAAAAGTCGTCGATTGTGTCCCTATTTTTGATCCTTGCAAATACGAATCGACCGAGATTATTCCTTGAGCGTTGACGGTATTAGTGAATTTATTGATTAAATTAAGAGGGATTGTCCAAGTTGCCGATGCATCAACATTACTAGCTATCGTTCCAGACGAATCACCTATTTGATACCTAACTGTGTGCTTAAACGTAGGATTTTGACGGTCGATGGTAATTGTTACCTCCTTGCCAAAAACAGCACTACTCACTTTTAAATTACTCGAACGTTGAAGGTCGGTGAGTGTAAAACTATTCCCTCCAATTTCGAGTGTATTAGGGCTATACCCCCCACCACCTTGGAAACGAGCCATAAAGCCAAAGATTTTTTTCCCGTCATCCCCGTGATTTACGGTCACTGTTTCATCTATTAACATGATGGTCGAGTTTTGGCTGGTCATATTTGGGCTTCCAGACCAATTCAACCGACGGCCGCCGTCAAAATCAATGAATGCATTACAAGAATAGCTTGCGAATGTAGCTGCTGTGTTTAGCAACGCTAACTGAAATCTAACTTGACTTGTGTTTGCCTCGACATCTTGGCTCACTTGGTCAACCCAAAGCCTTAGCCTGTACCCTCTGTCGTTATTACTCCAAAATTCAGCCAATTAAAATCCTCCTACGTATCGAATTACATTCATGTCTGGGTTAATGTGGTATTGTTCCTCTCGATATCGCCCAACTTGAATGGTTTTCGAGAAGATACCGTTCTCGATGTGAATGACACCTTGAGAAATATACATTACTTCAACCCCAGAACTGAACATTGAAATCCGTCCATTAGGGTTAAACATCATGCTTGAGCTTCCGTCATTCTTACCAATAACAAGTCCATCATTTGACGAGCTCATGTAAGTGTCAATGAAATTCCAGCGATCAGACAGCTCACCTAGATTTTTAGCAATGATTGACACTCGTTGACTTGAACTAACCAAGGCTTTTTCAGCTTCAGCACGCTCATTCTCGTTTGATTTGACAAAATCTTGGTAAGTTTTAATCCAGTTATTTAAGATTTCAGCGCTTGCCTTAGCTTCCATCTCGGCTTGAATAATTCCAGCTCTCTCATTGAGTGCATTAATCTGCTCAAGCGTCAATGCGCTATCCGCCTTGCTGTTTAGTTGTTTCTCTAAATCTTTTGGCGACGCTTGCCACGCTCGGTCAGTGGTACCCTCATAGCAATCTAGCTCGGTGAAGAACAACAACGACTCACTGCCGTTAGTTGTACCCTTGTTATCGATACGGATGAAGCCCTCATCACATTCGCCAGAATTAAATGTCAAGTGCCATTTAACAACCCCGCCAGTTGATGGTGAACCGTTGTGCGATTTGAAGTTGACTACCTTAGTGAATGTTTTATCCGTTTCATTCGACTTACGACCAAGGAAGTAGATATCTACACCTTTGATGTTACCAGTGGCGAATGATTGGATATTGAACGAATAATCAGTGTTGCGTTTGACTGGGAAACGTAGCGTAGAAGCTGGGACTAATGACGATGTTGTTTTCAGTAAAAACAGCGGTCTAGCGCCATTGTAATAGAACGAATGGTTTGAAACAGATAGATTTTCGTTTTTCTGTGGCGCTTCCCAGAAACCCCAATTATCAAGATTATCCGGAAAGGCTGAGTTAGTGATTAGGTTTTCACCACCGACTGACACGCTACCAACCATATCATTCCAAACATAATCAGCTGGGTTTGTGCTGTCAGCTTGATTGAAGTTAGTACATACACCCAAATAGCGCTTGCTGCCGTTTTGTGTCAGACTAAAACCATCTCGACCATCGGCGCTGTCAGCGTAAGCGAAATGGACGTAAGGTGTTCTTCCGTCCGCCCCAGCTTTACCGGGAATACCATCCCGGCCATCGCTACCTTTCCACTTACTCCATCGGTAATCTTGTGGGTTTTGACTGTCAATAGCATTGAAATCTTGATACATACCGATAAAGGGCTTATTAGTATCTGTTTGACTAAATCCACCACCGATTGTGGTATCGGCGTAAGCAATGTGGGTATACTGTGTTTTACCATCAACGCCCTTAACGCCCGGGATTCCTTGGATTCCTTGTGGCCCTTGCAAGCCTTGTGGACCACGCTCACCTTGCGCTCCACGTTCGCCTTTATCTCCTTTTTCACCCTTTTCACCGATTTTAGACACTGAATAGCCCGTTTCATTGGTATTATCCGTATAAGTCCAAACCGTCTTGGTCCATAGGTATTGCCCTGCTGGAACATTAGGCACTTGGCTATTCCAACCGCTTGTTGGAGCAGTTGTTCCTGATGTTCCGACTGCATAAGTTATCGTGGTTTTTTTAATTCCCACGCCATCTTTACCGGCTATCCCATTGTTACCATCGTTGCCATCTCTTGCCACGTAGGTTTTCTGATACCCAGTTTCAGAGGTGTCATCGGTGTATGTCCAGACTGTTTTGGTCCAAAGATACTTACCTTTAACCAATGCTGGTGGGTTTGCCGTCCAATTGGTGGGTTGGGTTGCTTCGTTGTCAGATAGTCCATAGGTTACAGTGGTATTCTTGATCCCTACTCCGTTCTTACCGGGCAAACCGTCGTTACCTCTATCGCCTTTGTCCCCTTTGGGGCCTCGTTCGCCATCGACTACCTCGGTGAATGTAACCTCAGCGCTTGCTGCTAACTCATCATCAAGGTAGGCTTCAACGGTAACTTGTAAGGTGTTTTCAAAGTCTGTCGGTTTAACAACTAACTGATTGCCAGTTCCGATAATCGCATCACCATTTTTGTAAAAGAGCAGCGGTTGATAAACCTTGCCGTTTCTTTCAAGGGATGCCTTCAAGACACTTTGACCGACATTGTTCTTAAACGTAGTCCCGTTATCAGTTGAAAGTTTCAACTCGTAAGGGATGGCTTGCTCAGCCAATTTTGCCATGCGAGTTAGTAGACTGTCAGATACTTTGTTCTGTAACGCTTGGAAATTAGCGAATACCGTCTTATTCTCGACTGGATTAGAAAAGCTAATCTGTTGTTCGCTGACACGGGCTTCAAGCATAAGCATAGGCGAGAAACCAGTGTCTTGAATTTTAACTGTGTCCCCAATATCGAGGTCAAGGAAACCATCAACCTCATAAGTGATGGCTGGATAACAGAATTTGCGTAAGTTCCTCAGTGCCGTTGAAATCAGCACATCTTCGCTATCTGTCTCAACTTCCATATCCTTACGAATCCAGTTATCTTTACCTTCCTTACCGGTCAAAATTGCGGGGTATAAATCTTTTGAAAGAGGTGCATATAGCACGCCTGTGTCGAGAAAAAACTCGACTTGCCCTTTGTCGTTCTTCCACTCCTGTTTTTTCTTCGGATCGATAGTGACTTCAACTGTGCTGACAGAAACCTCTTTGGTTTCGACTTCTGGTGCCGTAACGTTTGGTGTGCTACCCGTTTCAGTTCTACCCTCGACGGTTTTACCCTCTTTCAATTCGGGTGGATAACATAGCGTTTCAATAGCGCCTAGATAGGCACTAGCTGGATAGCTGTTTTGGACAACATATTGACGCCCAGCATAGTTTTGCTCCAAAACCGTAACGGTAGTGCCATTATTAGCTACGATAATTGAAACGTGTCCCCAAACCGACGTACCTTGATATGCGTTGTACGGCTTGATGTTAGCGATAGCTCCAGCTTTTAGTTGGTTGGTGTTGCTAGGTCTAACAACGCTCCAGCCAAATCTATCCCATGCGTAGTCAGTACCAATCTTGCCTGCTGCCATACCAGCACCAATTAAACCAGAGATGCCAGTTACACCACCACCAAGACCGGGGCCGCCTAGTTTCATGGAATACCAGGCTGCCAATGCGTAACACTGACCACTACCGACACGACGGCCTTTCAACCCTTGCATTTCGTTGATAACAGCGATAACTTTATCAGCCTTAACCGTTCTCGTAACCGGTTGATTTGGTTGAGTAACTTGATTGTTTGGCTGTCTCCATAAATCGTCAAGCTTGTCCAGAATGTTTCCGTTCGTTCGGTTTATCCCGTTCCGAATATCTCGCATAAGAGCGATATAGTGAGCGTATCCAGCGGCAGCATAGTCATAAAGAGCCCCTCCGATTCGGAAGAGCCCTTTTGTATATTCTTCAATATTCTGCTTGCCTTTGACGCCGTACATTTTACGACCACCGCTTGTCTGTTCTGCTAACAGATAAGTGTAGTCCTTCATGTAGTCATCAACGCTGGCATAGTGCATATACGTCCCGCCCTCGTTAGCGGGCCTAGCGCTACCAGTGGTAACAACAACACCGCTAGGGCGAGTCTGGGCACCCCCAGTGATACCACCCCAGTTATTATCAACTCTGGCCACGTTTGAAGCGCCCCACCAAGACTCAAGATAGAGCTGAGCTAGGACACCAGACGGCAAGAGGTTACGTTGGACACATAGATTCAAGATAGTCTGCACTAATGCAGCACTTAATGGGTGCCCAGCGTAGGACAGATTGCCACCAGTATATTTCTTGCCACCGCTAGCCGCTTGACTAGTAGCTGGGTTAGAAACCTTATTAACTTTCTCTTTTGTTTCCTCTTTGTGCCCGACGGGTCTAATAGCATTGTAGAGCTGTGTCTTATCAATACTGCGTTTGATACCAGATACATTCTTGCCATACTTCAGAACAATATCAGCACGTTTACGCCCTACGCCTTGATTCTTGCCACCGTGTGCCTTATAGACGTTGAGAATAAACTTATCTAGTTGGCTGTTTGGTTTTAATCGTGTGTCAAATTCAATTTCGGCGTCGAAGTTTCGAGCTAACGAGATTAAACGAGCTAAAGTTGTCTCTTGCCCTTCCCATTCGAGCGTTTTTTTCTGATCAGACACCTCGTTAACGCCAAGGGTTAATTTAGCGTATTCGGACAATCCCCAAGCTTCAAAATACTCTTTAAAACTCATAGCCTTAGGTGCTTTGTAATTGTTTTGATATTCCAAAAGCAACTCAAGGCTGAGATTCTCGCAGTAACATCGGATAGTGTGCTCATCTTCTTCGGTTTTCATGATGTTGAAGAGATATGAGCGTTTCTTATATTTGAAGCTGACAAAAGCTCTTTCATTGAGATACTTGTAAGCAAGCTCTAACTTAGAATTAGCTTTAACACTTTTTTTAAAAACAGAGAATTCAAAAACGGACGTCCCACTCTCAAGTGATCGCGTCCATTTGTCATTGAAAAAGTTTAATGTGGATTGCTTATCGTTATCAATATAAGCAACTTTTTTTAACTCATTATCATGGATGGTTAAGAGCATTAAATCCACCTTTCTTCAAATTCAATAGTGACACTAGGTTTTTTCTTAGCCCATGTCGATTGAACAATCTCAATTTCTGACCTACCCGGTGGGATCACTGGCCACAACGAGCCGTCCACAATTTGGTCTAGGTTGTATAAGTTGTTAAGCATCAACGTGTCATTCTCGCTATTGATAACAACGGTACTTCCTTGGATGTAACGGTTTGGCACATCTTCGATGAAGTTGTTGTTTGTTTTTGCATAGCGAAACTCGTCAAAATATGCGTGGGTTACAAATGATTTTGTTGGGATATTTGACAATGTCAAGTGTATCTTTGCTGACTTCTTGTTTTTGATTTCGGGGACCGTGTAACTGTGATATGTGCCCCAATAATAGAACGTTAATTTATCGTTCTCTCTTGTAATATCCGACCAGCCACGCCCTTCGTTGAATGGGTTGTGTTCATTCAAATGGGTTGCTTGAAAATTCCATTGTTTTAAGAATTTATAACCACCTTTACCATCCGATGCCAAGAAATTGTACTCACTATCAATACCCATGCTTCGTTTGAATGTTTCAACTCCATAAAGGAACTCGCCGGCGGCATCGGTCACAGTGACTTTCATAAAACCATACTGTGAGATGTGCCCAGCCCAGAATATCTGTCTCCACCACAAATACTCCGTCAGCCCTCCGACGTTCCCGCTACTGTCAGCTGGCACATCAAATGTCAAGGATGCCGTTTGATTTTGGTTGATATTGACATCCGGGTCTCTCAATGCAAGGTGTGGTCTATTCCATAGATTTCTTATTTCAAGCGTCCCTCGCAATTCCTCTTGGACGTTTGTAAGACCTACGTTCTTAGCCCCTCTAGCGAGAGCTTGGGTGATTTTGTCTTCTCTAAAATCTAAAAGTGTCTCAGATTTAGAGACAATCTTTCCGTCAGCTTCTTCGTTGTTCCCGGCTTCGAACGCAAACTTATCGCTGACAAGCCCGTAATACCCATTCTCGTCATTTGCTTTTAGTGTGATAACCGGATAAGCATCCGTTGAGCCTTCGTTGTTAACCGGGAAAATCATTTTACCTTTGTCTTCACGAAAATCAGTAACACGCTTGTAAGTGGTCGAGTGTGCCACGCCGTCCGGGACGATAAATTCAATCGTAGCTTGGTCATACCAGTCGGAGATACCTCGCAGATTGACCTCGCCTTTAACGAGCGCCAAATAATAGCGGTCAGGTTCTGTTGGTAGACAGAGTTTAACCGCTTTTTTGGTGTGTAGCACTCTAGCAGCTTCTTCCCTAACTCGATAAAACTGCCCATTGTCAGTCGGTGCCGGTTGATTAGGGTCAATGAATGTCATATCAGCTAAATCTCTAGTAGCCAGACTGACTGTTACCTTAATCTTCTTAGCACCGACATTGACATGTTGAACATTAACGCCAATTGATGGCGCTGAATCTGTTGAGATAGACCGTTCGTTTCCTATCTCATGCTCTACTTTGATTAGCTTGAAATAGTTGTTTAGGTCATATCCATTGAATTGAAATAAAGCCATTATTCAAGCCCTCTCATTCGTTTGTAAGTAAATTCTTGCGCTTTTTGGTAGTTACTCATATCATCCGCCGCTGCATAAGCAAACTCACGGCCATTGATATTAAGTGAAATCGGACGTCCGACTAAATCAGTGATAAGGTCAAGCGCTTGCTCCAATCTGTCCATTCTAGCGTCGTCTGCTAATGACAAATCAATGCTGCCTCGCATCTTACCACCATCGAAGCTATCAAAGACATTATTATCTTCAAACAAATCGCGGGCACTGATAGCGTATCGACTAGCAGTATCAATCATGTCAGCGATTGATGACTTGACGTATTTAACACTCTTATCAATACCAACAGCCAAACCTTGACCGATATAGATACCGACGTTATCACGGAATAAACGTGATGGCGAGTGGATTTGGGCTGCTGCTTGTGCTGCTCGTTCTGCTTGAGCTACAAGGGCATTAGCTGCCGCTGTCACTGCTCCTAGCGCTGATAGCATACCTTGAGCCAAACCGTTACCGATTTGTGCCCCAGCTGCTCTCATGCGACCTACGCCTGCGTTTGCTCTAGCAGCCGCCGCATTAACCAAGCTATCCATAGCTGAGCCTACTTGTCCGACCGCTGATTGAATACCGCTTGCGATATTTCGACCAGTCTGAGTTCCGGCTTGGCGACCCATTTGAATCATACGCTGACCGCTAGACTGCACAGCTTGAGCCATGCGCTGCATAGCTGACTGCACTTGTCCAGCTGCACTATTCATGGCGCTAGCAATAAGTGGTGCACTAGTTGCAATGCGCATGATAGCTGATGCCGCATTATTAGCGGTGCTCGCTACGGCTGTAAGGATAGCCGGAATAGTAGCAATAGCAGTTGATAGAGCAGTCATTCCAACTACAGATTGCATTACTTGAGCGTTAAACTGCATAAATCCAGTAGATGCTAACATCAAGGCTGGTGTCATCATGGTTAGTGCCATGTTGAACATGTTAAGCGGCATTACCGCTGTTATGAATTGCGTTGTTAGCTGCATTAGAGATGTGGCAAACATCATAAATTGACTATTCAACATGGTTAGAGCTGTACCAATCGCAGTCACACCAGTACCAAACATGGTCATACCCGCTGACACTGTTGTCATGCTGCTAGTAATCATAGTTAATTGGCTAGCCAAACTTGTTAGACTAGCGGTTAACACGGTCATGCTTGCACTAATAGCAGCCATGCTTGAGCTCAATGTTGTTGAAATAGAGCTAAATTGAGTCAATCCACTTGCAGCTTGCGTTAATGCTGGGGCTAGTGTCATGATTTCAGTTCTAAAGGTCGTGATAGGCCCCACAATAGCCGTTAAACCAGCTAGCGATTGACTAGCTTGGCTTGAGAACGTGCTGAATGCAGTTCCCGCTGTAGTGAGTAGTGATTGTAAGTTAGTGAATGATGACTGAATACTTGTAATCGTACTTGAGAAATGACTTAACCCTGCAACAGCACTAGACGCTGAGCTAGAAACCTTGCTCATACCGTTACCTAGCTGAGTCATACCAGTTCCGGCTTGCGCTAGTCCTGCTGAGTTGTTACCGATAGAGCCCACACCTTTAGCGACCGCCGCAAGAGATGCAGCCATGTCTCCAAGGTTGGTGTTGGTAATCTTAACGACACCATTAGCGAGCTGATTGAAACCAGACCCCGCTTTTTGAGCAGCCGTACCGATTGAATTGAAGACATTAGCAAGGCTATTCAATACGCTACTAATTGCACTACCGGCGGATGTAATCACGCTTGAAATACCTTCAAACGCTGACTTAATGCCATTCCCGATACCTTCTGCCGCTGTGCTGATTGATGTTCCGACTGATTGCACTACGCTAGCAATGCCTTGCAATGCTGCACCGATAGCTGAACCAGTAGCACTAATGATACTTGCCACACCACTTAGGGCCGTACTAATAGCCGTACCGATACCCATTGCAGCGGTAGCAATTGCCATCCCTGCTGCTGAGACAACTGACGCAATGCCGCTAAATGCAGCACTAATCACACCACCAATTGCCGTAATAATAGGCACAATTTGTGTTATCGCCGTGACAATTGCAGAAATGATTTGGCTAATGATAGGCGCCAATGTTTGAACAACCGTAACGATGGCAGAGATTACTTGACTTATTACCGGCGCCATTGTCTGAACGACTGTAACGATGCCTTGAATCAAGGTCATAATGACTGGCGCCGTTGCTTGAATGGCTTGGACAATCACTTGTAAAACCATTGCAATCTGTGGCCCAAATTGTCCGATTACTTGAGCAACTTGAACGATACAGTTTGAGATTACTGGTGCTATTGCCACGATAGCGTTAGCGATTATTTGAGCTACTGCCGTGATAGTATTACCGATAATTTGGACAATCGGGGTAAATGCGGTAACAATTCCACTGATTGCAGTACCTAGAGCAGTAACCCAGTTAGTCAATGCGTTAATGATACTTGGTAACACACCTAGAATAGATGTTAACGCTGCACCGAATGCTGTAACGAATGGCGCTGCATTACCTAGAGCGGTTCCAGCCGCTTCAACTAGTGGTGCTAATTGTGCAAGCCCAGGCGCAGCTTCACCGACTGCCTTAATGACGATACCAAAGGCAGTGCCGAACGCTTCAACGATAGTCCCTGCTGCCTTGCCGATTGATTCGACAACGGTGCCAAATGCTGAACCGATAGAACCAATGATTTGTGAAACACCGCTAGCGTGGCTTGCTAGTAGTGAGAATGAAGCAACGATCAATGCAATCGCTGCACCGATTCCGACTGCTGCAATAGCGATGCCTGTAGCAAATGAGAGAATTTGTGCCGAACTCAACCCTCTAAGACCTTGTAAAGCAAACTTCAATCCTTGCCCAAAACCTTTATAGGTCTCTGCAATGCCTTTGAATAGGGCTGTCAAGATTCCTTTGATTGCATTGCCAGACGACTTGATGACGTTGGATATACCGCTGAATAACTGAGTAATCGTTGATTTAGAACGCCTTGCACTATTAGCAGCTTGTTCTGTTCCTTCCGCCGCATCCGCTCCAAATTTTTTGAATGGATTTAGACTTTTAAGAAAATCCAACCCTCTCAACGCCGCACCTACTGCTGAAATACCAGCCTTGGCAGTCATGAAACCTGCTACCATTGCCAAAATACCGCTAGTGATCCCATTTAGGACACCCAGTGGCAATGAGCTGACAAACTTAGATACCGCTGAAATAGCTTGAGAAATCCAGTTTACAAGCGTTCCAAGAGCTGAGCCAATACCTGAAATGATTGACTGCATTTGTGAGCTACCCAGCACCTCGCCGAATGATGAACCGATAGTTTTAAGAGCATTCCAAGTATCTTCTACAGCTGCTTTGAACGCTTGGAAAGCCCCGGTGTCAGCAAATGAGCTGATGAAGCTCCTAACCGATGTAGTGGCGATATTTAGAGCTTGTGAGATACCGTTAGCAATGTCCCCAAACACTGAGCCAATGCCTTGCATGAGCTTGCTACCGTCAATCTTGCTAAATAGTTGCTTGATTGAGCTTGAGATGTAAGTGAACATTGCCCCCAGATTTTTTAAAGCTCCGGTATTTGAGAAACCCTTCCAAAGCGACTGCAACCCACTGCCAATCTTGTCAGCAATTCCGTTGATATCAACTCTCTCTAGTGCATCCGTAAGCCCTACGACTGCCTTGATACCGATTTGATTAAGTTTTTCAAATTGTGGCATTAGCTTGTTAGCAAGAGATTCCTTCATCCCGTCGATAGCTTGGTCGACAGTCTTGAATTCTGTGGCCATCTTACTAAACGCCTCATTATTACCGACCTTTGTAATAGCATCGAAGAAATCTTCGGTTTTAATCTTGCCGTCTTGGACAGCTTTGACCATTTCGCTTGTACTCATGCCCATTTCCTTAGCTACCGCCGCAATACCAGCGGGCGTTTGCTCTAGCATGAGTTTGAAGTCTTGCCACTGTACCTTAGGTTTAGCAGCCATTTGAGTCGCTTGTTGGCTCAAGGTCTTCATGGCTTGAGCTGGGTTTTCAGCCGCTGCCGCAAGACCACCAAAACCCTTAACAAGCTCGGTTGTATTCTTGGTTCCAACTGCTGCTAACTGTGAGTAGGTAGAGGCCATGTCAGACGCTGAATAGATGGTTTTAGTTGCGAAGTCTTGCAATTCGCTTTTGGCTTTTTGTATTTGATCAGTAGGCATGTTGATTTGACGCATGTTGCCTTCGAAAGTCTTCCATGCTTTAGCCGAGCTATTAAGCTCACTAGCCATGCCACGCATGCCACTAGTCAATGCACCGATTCCCTTAGTAATACCAGCACTAACTAAATTAGCACCCAAAACACTTTTAAAAACCGAGCCTAACTTGGTGCCAGTTTTGCCCAAATTCTCAGCGTTTTGTTGCGCCCTTTTGAGTGCGCTAGACATGCCGTTGTCTTGAGCGCTTAATATCGCTCGGACGTTAAACGTTTTATCTGCCATCTAGCAACCCTCTTTCTCGTTTGTAATTAAGATTATTCCTAGCCCGTTCTAGTAGTTTGCTATTAGTGATCTTCTCACCCAACACCTCACGGGCTCGTTCTTTAGCATTATAGAAGTCGTCAAATTTCTCGAAGTAATACTTTTTGCCATCTTTCGTCGTAGCGTTTGCCAAACGATTGAGATAAGCAAGTTGATAAATTTCTCTTTCTTTATTCAGATGGCGCTTCTTATGCGCCTTCTGATAGAGCTTCATCTCATTAAGTGTCATCCTTCGAGCGTCAAGCAATGACACACCAAAGTCAGCCATCGCATTAGTAATTAATTCCTCATACGTTTCAGCTGAATCTTGGTTATCACTTGCGTTTTGGGCTACTCTGTTGCTTCTTCCACTCGTTTCACGGTTGCTTTCGTCAAAGGTTGCGTACGCAATGCTGATAAAAAATCTTCAAAAAGTGTGTCAAGTTGGTCTTTCTCGGCCACTTCAACAACATAAGCTTCAATGCCTTTAACAGACGGTTTTTGACGTTCTGTAATTGTTGCCGCTTGAATGAGATCAAGCAAGATTACTGGATTTTTTTGTTGCAAATCAACGACTGCGTGCTGCACACCAAAACCGAACGAAACACCACCGTCTGAAACAGAATAGCGTTTGTCAAGCTCTCGGATGAAGTCGAAGCCGTAAGTCAAAGTGTAGTCTTTATTTTCGATAGTGATTGTGTTCATTGTTTGTTTACTCCTATTTTTTTCTAAAATAAAAAGCCAAACTGAAACAGCTTGGCTCAAGATAATTACATACTATTAGAGGGAATTGATCGCAGTAGTGTCTTGGAATGTGTATTGAATTTCCTTGACTTGCTCAGCCGTCAATGTAGCTTCACCAGCTTGTGGTTTACCTTCGACTGACATTTCTGATTCAATTTCTACAAGTTCCTCAACGTTAGCTGGCACTTTCCAGTTAGACAAGCGGCCGATGGCATAGAGTGCGCCATATTTCCCATTGTCCTTTTTGTCAGACAAGTCGATTTCCCAAACTTCGACCTTGTAGCCGTCGACTACTGATTTCTTCAACATTTCGTTGAGTTCGTCCTTTGTTCCAATGGCAGTGATTGAGAGTTTAGTTTCAAGACCGCCATCAGCTACTACTGCACCATCCTTGGTTTTAGTAGTGTCTGCATCTCGTGAGTATTCCCACTCATGCTCAGTTTGCAAGGCAAGTTTAGCCGCTGCTGTCTTGTCTCCGAATTTACGGAACATCAAGATTTTTTCTTTCCCTAGTTGGGCTTCTTTGACTTTAGTTTCAGCCATTTCTTCCTCCTAAATAAATTTAAAATACATATACACGATAAAGTGATATAAAACTTCATCCGTGCTATTGTCTCGATTGCTATCGATTGACGACTGGTTAACCTCTGCTGAAAACTGCATGCCGTCAATGTTTTTGATAGCAAAAAAGCTAGACATTAACTGTCCGGCCATATCTGATAATAATTTCCGGCCATCCACACGCCCCCAAACATGCACCGTAGACGATAAACGCCCTATCAAATGCGATTTGGTAGCTTGTGGCAAGACCTTTGTTTCTCCCATGACCACGAACGGATAGGCCACGTTTTCGGGCGGCAAATAAGTATAGGTGTCATATCCCAACTCACTACTAATCCGAAACATTTCGTCATGAAGTAACTGATCTGGTTGTTTCATGTTTCGTCCCATTTCGCCATCTCTTCAACCATCTTAGGCGCTACTTCTTCAAGAGCTGGTTGCATAAATGGCTGTGCTTCCATCTTCCGTGTTCCTACTTCGACGTAACCTGAGTAGCTAGTTAATGCTTCGACAATCGCTTTATCACTTCCAGCTTGCAAGGTAATACTTCTACGAGTAGCACCAGTTGAATAGCCTTTGGTGAATTGCGCCTTGTTAATAGCAGCCTCTTTTAATTTGGCTCCGTATTTCCTCAAAACTTTTGAACGTTTCTCAGGTGAGGCGTTTCTCAAAAGGCTTTGAGCCATTTCGTCCAAGCCTTCAAATTCTAGTGTCGCCATTATTTGCCTACCTTGTTAGCATAGATGACGTTGCGACCAGCTAGATAGTCCCTCACAGTAACAGGTTTGTATTTGCCACCATTATATTCAATCGTGTCAATTCCAACTGTTATAGGGCTTCTAAATCTAATGACGATGCTATTAGTATTTAATAGGTCTCCTAGTTTAGCTTGTAAGTCAAGGCTGGCACCAGTGACATTGCACGCTATCGTTCTAGCCCACTCCTTGCCACCTACCATGCGACCCGATTCGGGATCATAGCGCTTATTTGTCTTATCGTTACATTTTAGCACTACGGTATCAGCGTATCTCATAGAAATAGCACCTCGCCCTCTCTAGCTTGCCCAGAATTCCCATATAACCTTTGAAGCATGTCATCATAAGGCTTAAATTCATTCTCGTTGTCATAATACGACATAGAATGGCCATCTACTGACTCAGATTTAGCGCCTTCAGCACCTCGACGATTGAAACGTTTAATCACGCAATCTTCGAAAATGAATGCTAGTTTGTTATCGATTTCTTCGACGCCATACTCAGCCTTGAAGTGGTTAACGACACGCTCTAACAGAATTTCAAGTAAATCGTCGTCGCTGGTGTCAAGGTCAACGGCTACATTTTCAATGATTTGGTCTTTGTCCAATGTCTCCATGCCACACCTCGCTATTCAGCAGTCTTCTTAGCTCTAGTCTTCTTCTTCGGTTTGTCGTCTTGAACGTACCCTAACTCAATGAGTTCCTCAGTACGTTCACCATCGTACAAGTCCCCGACGTAGTAAACTGTGCCGTCAGCCTTATCCATGAATGCTTTTAATACGATATTCATAATGAGTACCTATTAGAGTGCTGGAATGACAGTAAGCATGTAAACATCATCCAAACGTTCGAACGATGGCAATGCCACCATAGAGACTTTAGTTTGTACATTGACTGGATCAGTAGTTTTAGTTGTTGTAACCGCAATACCGTTATTGACGATTTCAACATCCGCATTAACAGTGTTATCTGCAAACAAATCAGATTCCTCTGGTGTTGTACCAAAAACAGTGTTACCAAGAGCTCCGTTAGGAATAAGCGTCAAGTGTCCGTCTGGGAAGAATTTAGAAACTTCGCCTTTGTCGTTTCGGTAAGTGCCATTTTCGAGAACGATTGACACGCCAAAATTGTCAGCGATATAGTTTTCAAGCTCAGATTTAGTAACTGCAGCACCATCACCAGCAAGAGGCTTGATGACCTTAAGTGTTGATGCAGCCTTACGGATAAGACCGAATGTTTTAGCATTCATTACGGCACGTTCTGGATTAAGTCCAAGCTCGCGTGCTGTTTCGATAGCTTCTTCCAAATCAGCAAGAGGTGTAGCGTCTGCTTCAGCCCAGCTCTTAGTTACTTGTTTCTTATGCTCAGCTTTAACGCCATAATCGATATCTTTATTAACACCGCCGCTTGTGAACGCAATTTTACCAGTAGCAAGCACTTGCATGCGCATAGCTTCAAGGCGTGCACGAGCACCGTTGATAAGTGTCACATCGTCGTTGAAAATGCCGGCTACGATTGTGTTAACCAACGCTTCGTTGCCAGAGTCTTTCACAAGATTCAGCTGTTGACGGTCGTTCTCTTTAACGAGCATAGCTTCTTTGAAAAGTGGCATTTGTTCGTCGTGCATTTCAGCGCTGACACGGTCACGGATTGTGACGTTAGTATCGAATGCAGCGGCTTTCAACACAACAGCTTGACCAGACGCTCCTTTGACGTAAGACAATTTAGTCCCAAGCTGTTTGCGTGCTGGGAAAATAGACTCACCCAAAGTTGAGTTGACATTTTCTTGCAATGCGTTGAAGTAACCAGCAATATTAGATGCGGTTACTTTATCGTAAATAAGTCCCATGTTTTAATAGCCCTCCTTTTATTTTTCAGAAATAAATTTGATAAGCGGCAAAGCTTTCTTAACAGCGTCGTCTACCTCGCCACCGTTGACTTTGTTCTTATAGACCTCACCAGCATAGAGCACTGAAACGGCGTTCTCGATTGTCAAATCTACATCATAGAGAACGATTCCTTCTGGTGCTGTTTTGTTTTCCACAACGGTTTTTGTGCGATCATCAAAGATTGAGCCGTCTTTAGCAGCCACCAATGTACCGGCTTTGATGTATTTCTTGCCATCTACCAATACACCGTCATAAGTTTTGTCTACGGTTGCCGCTACTGCTTTGTATGGCAGTGAGCGGACAATGTTTGAAGTGTCAAAGATTTTTGTTGTTGACATTTAAAGATTCCTTTCTGCTTTAGATAAAACGAGCAGCCGTAACGCTCGTAGACTTAGCAAGTTGAGCTCCAAAATTATCTGTCTGAGCATCACCGGCGCTTGCAGCTTTAGGCGAGTTCTGACGGATAGTAGCTTTGACTTGATTAGCGACGGCATCGTTGAAGACTTTCTCAAACGTACCGACCATCTTAAGAGCCTCAGCGGCGTTTTCAGCATGGCTAAACATATCAGCCAATTCGACTGGCAAGCCTTTAGAAACAAGGTCTTCTTTAACTGCCATATTAAGTTTTTCAAATTCAAACTGTGCCACTTGCTTTTCAAATTCTGCTTTTTGGTCTTCAAATTCCTTGTTAGCCCGCTCAGCAGCAGATAATTTTGAATAGTCTTGTTCTTTTTGTAACGCTTTGGCGATTGCTTCGTTTACTCGTGCTTCTTCGCCCTTTTTCTGATTTTTCAAAGCAGTTTGGACTGCCTTGTTGATAATGCTATCCAGTTCTGACTGTGATTGCGGCGCTTGGAAGTCGCTCGATTGATTGTTATCAACGTCATGGCTTACTTCCTCAGTTTCGACCGTTTCGACTGTTGTGTTATCTGTTTCCATTTTGTTCTCCTATCTAGTCTCGCAAGCAACACCCTTTCTAAGCCACGTTAAGGCTAGCTACGCCCTATCTAGTCTTGTCTAGTGTATTTACCCGCAAGCCACGGTAGTAATGTTTATTTAGGGCTTAAAATAGCCCTATGCACCATTAGAGGCTCGCCCTCTACGGTTTCTTGAAAACATGGTGCACTATTCAACCTCAGCCACAGCACAGCGACAATAAGGATGAATAGGCGGCGCATTCGTTCCGATTTCCATATCGGCAATTCTAACGGGATTCTTTTCCGTTTCCTCACCGATACCTTTGCAAATTGAACACGCTCGACTTTCTGGCATGAGCTTGAAATACTCAAAGCCGTTTTCTTTCATGATGTCTTGTTGAGCCAAAGTCTGGACCCTAGCATGCTCTGTGATGCCTAAACGCTCTGCATTGGTACGAGACACATCCATGTGCTTTCTGATTCGTCTTGCAATCGTCAAGCCGTTGTCTCCACGGATTAGAGCCCTTATCACCTCAGTTCTAACTAGTTGTCTTAACTGTGCATTTCTGCCCCAAATACGCTCTGACCACTTAGCCCCCTCAAAGTTTGCGTTAACAGCCGTCTCCATGGCATGGGCTAGAATGTTACCCTTTAGCACGCTTTGATCTAACAAGCTACCTCTTGCCATCTCAGCTTTATAAGCAGTGTTTAGGTACTCACGCATAAGTTTTTCTTCACCCTCAGCAAGAGACATCAATTCAAGCTCTAACTGTTGGATAAGCAGCTCGCGTCTACCAACTGACATCGAAAAGTTGTAATTTCTCAATTCCTCGTTAGCCGTAGCACTGAAATCTTTCTCGGCAACATAACGTTTAGCTTTGCTCTCGAACCCTTTAATATCGAACTCGTCAGCTCGTTTCTTTGCATCTTCAACGGCTAGCCCGTTCTTTTCGGCGAAATTATGGATATAAGCATCCAACTCTTTGCGCAGCTGACCTAATTCCATTCTGTAGAGGTCTTCGAGTTCTTTTTTAAACTCTTTTTCTGACTTCTGGTCAGCTCGTTCTCTCTCACGTTGGGCACGCTCTGACCAATATGTCATACATCAACCCTCGCAGAATCGTTTGTGTGCGTTTTTTCTTCTTCTTCCTCGGTGTATTTGCCTACGTGATTATTAAAATCGCTAGAATACCCCTTGACGTCGATTTCAGATACCTCTCTGTTCATTCTGTCGAGTTCCTCGGTTGGACTCTCGACCAAACCAGACAAGCTTAGAGCTGTCTCTTGCGACACTTGACCACCCAAACCGGCCAATACTTCAACTTGCTCGGCAAGCGAACGAGGTAAATTAGGCGTGAAGATGATGTTCAAGAGACTTTCGTCAAAATCTTTAAACTCGTTGACCAGTGAGCCAATACGAGCGGCAAGACGATAGCGGCGTTTCAATCCTTTTGTGAATTGAGACTGTGTGTCGATGCGATCTTGATCCAACCCAAATAATTTGTATTTCAGTGCCTCACCAGACGTATTGCCGCTGAAATTAGTGTCAGACATGTCCGGGGTGTTTGTAAAAACATGAATATCTTTATTCAGGCGTGTCTTATACGCTTCAACACCGGTCACATCATAGAACTTAGTAAGATATTCAGCTTTGACTGTCCCCTCTTTGCCGTCTGCCGATTTAGGCGGTTTGAGTTGCATTAAGCGAGTACGCTTCATATCGCTAGCCTTCACCCCTTGAGGCAAGGCGAGGTCTCCATAAATAGCAAGGATAGCGTCTGCCATATCGCTCATGTGGTTTGCCGTATCCGATTCTGCGCTGTCGTATAAATCAATTAGATAGAGCTCAGTTTCATAATCACCAATACCGTCAACGTTGTTCAAAAATTCTGTAATCGGTACAGTGCCAAATGCATGAGATGTAACTGAGATTTCATTGAAACTATCTGATACGTCAAGCGTATAGATGTATTCGGCTGTGTAAACTTCCACAACCTCTTTGGCACTCTCTAGAGATCCACGCTTGTAATATCTAACGGCTGCGATTGAGTTATCTTCCAGCGAGTTGTCGTAGATTACAAATGTATCCAACGGGTCAAGCCTCTTGATGCGTGTCTCATCATACTCACTTCGATAGATGAGCTCGTAAGCTCTACCAACTTGCGATAAGTCTCTGATAAGCGTTCTGTTGTGTGTATCGATATCATTGACACGCCCAATGCGTTTAATTGCCTCGTCGTTTTGAGAATGGTCTTCTTTATCGTCGTATTCAACACGAATAGGATTTCCTGCGAGATAACCCGTTTTAAACTTGCTAATCATACGACCATAATTGTGCACGGCTCGTTTGTCAGCCATTTCCTTATCCTTACGTCTTCCGGACTTAAGAACATCGTGGTTCTCACCTCTCGCATAGTCCATAAGCTCTTGAATGCGTGGGGCTTGTCTTAATTTGTGGTGATTGATGAAGTGTTTCAGCAATTCCCAATTACCAGCCATGAGTTCCTCTAAACTATCTGCTCGATAGCGAATGCGGGACCCACGATGGAATCGCAGGTTTAAAACTCGGTCTTGACCAGTGCTATCTGTAAATAGTGTTCGTTCCATCATTCCTCCTAACCAAACATATTTAGCAAGTCGTCATAGCTTGCTCTTTCAGTGCTACCGATGACGAAATCAGAATATATAGCGTATCTCACACTATCCAGCACGTCATCAAACTCTTTCAATGGTTCATCCTTCGTGCTGTTCTCTTTCCATCGGTACTGGAATATCTCATCAAAAAAACGAGGTATAAATCCTCGTTTAACGTATAGTTTGCGTTCTTTAAATAATTTAGCGATAAGCTCGATGCCGGCTATTACTGACTTGTTAGCGTTGCTGATATCAAACCCTTCGTTCTCAAATCTCGCTACGTGCTCTGGACGGGCGCTATCAGCATAGAATGGAATGTTCCCATAAATGTCAGTTAGCTTCCTAGCTTGTTCTACCCACCAATCTATCTCTTTGAATTGCGCTGCCACACCGTCAACAAGATAGTAATTGCCGTCCACGCCTTCACCGACTACTACGATAGAGCCGTAGTGAGTATATCCCCAGTCAATCCCAGCAAAGTAGCGTCTCATGTCTGGTAATTCATCAACTACGTGTATCTTACTGTCGTAATCAGCGTAGATAGCGCCCTCTGCCACCGTCCACAGTCCGAGGATATCTCTATCGTAGAATTTCCCCTTTGGCGTAGCCGCCTTAATTGAATCGATATAGCGTTTTGATAGAAAAGTGTTATCGTCGAGCTTAAAACTAAAATCTATAATCTTGCCATCATTCTTGCCGATGTAGTCTCGGTTAAGCCAATGATTCGGGTTGTCTGGGTTGCTATCCCATACCACTCGAGCACCTTCACCAGAGCAGCGTGAGATGATTTCTTTGAAGACGACCTCATTCGCTAGCGACGCCTCGTTGACATAAGCGCCAAATGCCGTAAAACCACGGGCACGTTTAAGCCCAGATATCGAACCAGTATAAACTTGCACAACTTTAACACCACAAAACACAAACGAGCCATGCTTATCATACTTAGGCTCGAAGCCGTATTTGTTGTAGAGTTCTTGCAATACGTTATTTTGAATTGAAGTCGAAGACGTACCAGCCAAAATGTAAATAGGTTCGTCCACACCTAGACGGTCAGCAATCTTTCTGACACGACTTAACTCTGTTACGAATGTATCGTTGTTAACCACTGTCTTGCCCGCTCGTTTAGCACCGTGAAGACCACAGATAAACCAATCATGATTCCAAATGTAGTTCAGCACGTCTAACTGCCGTTTGGTGTATAGCTTACTCAAGTCCACCGCTTACAGCTCCTTTGATGATATCTAGGAAGCCAGCTATCTTTTCATCTTGCCCTTCATCACCACCGATTTGAGATTTGAGTTTCTCAATCTCAAGCTGCAATTTCTCAGCTTGTTTAGCGGTTGGATAGCGTTTCAAGATTTCAGTGATTGCCTTGATAACCGTGTTATTGTCAGCTTTTTTAGTGAGTCTTTCGACTTCACCACTTACTGGGTTCATCATGATAACTTCTTCATCACGCTTGCCTCTAGCAATGTCGGATAGAATGGACAAGGCTTCTTTTGCATCCATGATGTTCTCATCGTGCATTTTCTCAACTTCGGCTTGGATAAAGCGTTTAATCTCAACATTTCTCAACAGTCTTTCACTCTGGGAGCTTGCTGTTCTTTCGCTATATCCAGCGTTGATAGCTGCCTGCGTGGCGTTCCCTAGTTTGATATACTCGCTAGCAAATAGTTTCTGTCGTTGATTTAGCCCAATATGCCCACCTCCTTCGTTGCATAATCAAAAAAGACAACCCACAAAATGAGTTGTCTCCGTTTTTCTTCGATAATATAACAATACCACCTTAAACACTTGTAAGATACCGTGTTTTATCCGTCAAAATACCGAAATATCAACGTTCTGCGACTAATTGACCATTCCTATACAATTCTGCAAAAGCTAGGATAGCATTATTTAGCAATTCTTGGAAGGCTGTTCTTTCAAAACCGATTGCTTGGGCGATTTGCCAGTTTGGTTTAGGTGGATAGGCTAGATATTTCTCTATCAGTATTCTGCGATAGTCTGGACGGTATAGACCACTAACTGCTTGCTCTATGGCTTCTAGCTCGTTCATTGCATCGACACGCCTAACTGCGATATTTTCCACTGGTCTACTCACTCCGCTACCGCCTCTTGGCATGAATGTGAATTCCTGTGTTATTTTCTGTTCAGCGCTATCGTGTGCAATTTCTCGCCATCTTGGATATTCTCGAAGTTTACGCTTGCAACGTTTGATCGTTGCTTTCTCATCAATTTCCGGCAATAGCATTGTTCTGCCCTCTCTGGTATAATAGTAGTGTTGACTTTCAGAAAGTGCCGGCCATTGTGTCGGTCTTTTTTATTTTAGCTCAAGAAACGTTAAGAGATTTTATTGAAAAGATAGAATACGTATTTATTCTTTGGGTGTTTCTCAAGCCTTTTATCACCTCCTTCCTAGCCAAAGGCACCAGCAAGATCTTTGGCTATTTTGTAATGCAAGATATCAATAAGAAAGAGGGTGTTTCACATCCTTTTTTCTTAAATTTGCTGGGTTTTGGTGTCGAGGTCTGTCAGCTCGACAGTGTTGAAAAAGTGTTAAAAAAGTGTTCAAGCCACTAAAAATCTATATTCATTTTTTATTTTTAGTGATGACAGACAATAGCTGGCAAGAGGAATCGAACCCCTTGAAAACCATTCCAGCCTAGATATAGTGAAATCATTATCGGGGATATTCCCCTTTCGTTTTTGAAATAATACAAGAATTAAGTCGGATGAATTATGGAGATTTCTGACCTATATCAGTTTACGTTAGATATCACCTTCTTTGTGTTAAATTAGCCTTGCTACCAGTTCCCAAGGCTTATGATTTGAAAGAAATAAAAAAGGTTCCTCGATTCTAATTTCTTATTTACTGGTAATAGCTAGCAAGGGAGTCGAACCCTCGTAAACCGTTCTAGCTACACGCCTAGTGCATAGGCTGTATATAAGGCTTTTCTGACCGTTGCTTTATTACGACCTACCTTGCCCTTAGTTCTATATTTAAGAATGATGCGATCAACTTCATTGTCCAGCCTTTCACTCCATTCATAGTTATTGAAGACATAATCAATAATCTCGCTGAACAGCTCTCTTGATAGCATTCCTTCCATTTGGACAGCCTTCAACGGTGTTAGGGCGGCTTTCTCCGCATAGCAACAATTGATGGCGTTTTGGGTATTGTTAGCTGTTTTTTTGTCGCACCCTTTGACATCTCTAATGTAGTTGTTTAGGTTGTTAGGGTGTTCCTTGCGTAGTTCTTCCACTTCTTCTTGGAATCGTTTAAACAGACCCTCTGGCAGTCCTGCGTTGGTTTTATTCAAAACAGGGCGCGTGGTTTTACCTCTAGTGTAATTAATAGACAGATAGTCTTGAAGGTCGTCGAATAATTCATCAGAAATGATGCCTTCTAATCTGTCGACAGTCGCTGGCGATATCCTCGCACGTTCCACCACTGCGCTATTAAATGCTTGGTAAATGATGCGGGCTTGTACTTCGCTGCACTGTCGCACTTCTTGAAAATACTGTTTATAGGAGCCTTTTTTGTACGTCTCTCTCAGTGCTGCATGTTCACTGACTAACCGTTGGTATAATTCCTCGGTCAGCCCAGAATATTTGTATTTCACGCTCATGGGCTTACCTCTGCAAGCTCTGGATGTTCCCATATATTTCCAATAATTTTCCTTGAGCTAGCAACATTGCATAAACGTTCGAAGTTGTTATATTCTACCAATTCACTAATGAACATCCCTAAACCTACTCTAAATTCAACTACGCCAGTAAGGAATCCGTCTGTCGAATCAATAATATCCCCCTCAAAAATTTCTTTGCCATTTTTGTCAGTCAGTCCAGTTGATTGCATGAGTTTAATGTTGCTGAAACCTTGTATATATGTATCTCCATCGGAATCGGACAACTCAACACATTCCAGTCTATAATCAATACCCGTTACTTCCTTCATCGATTTTAATTCAACATCCCACGCTCTATATCTTAACAAAGCCACCGCGCTCCTCCCATTTCTCTTTAGCATGAAGTCTTGAGTGTTCCGAAAATGGCATCAATTCAATATTTTCGGGACTATTATCTAATTTATTTTCATTCACATGATGTGCAACTTCATTATTTTTCAACAACCTTCCTAATTTATTTTCCAATACTAATCTATGTTTTCCAACATACCCTGATTTCATGGCGTTTGGGTGTTCAGGCATATAAACGTATTCATATCCACTAATAATGACACTCTTTTTATAAGATTTTCTCCTAATACCTAACTGTGAGCAAGATTGACTGCACGCAGTTAATCTGTTGCCTTCTCCTGTTGGTCTAATAACAAGAGAGCCACATTTAGGACATTTGAATAATGAACAAGACTCTAACCTTTTTCTATTGTTGATTCTCATTCTTCCTAACCTCTTGATTAATATCATTGCCCCCGTCCTTTCAGATAGCTAGGGATGTCATCCCCAACTTGCACGCTATCGTATTGTTCCTTGCTGACAAGGAATTTCCCGTAAGCTCCACAATCGAGCGTGTAGAGTTTCCCGACCATTTCCTTGCCGGTAATCTTCCCATGCAATACAGTGGCATTGTCAGCCTTATGCACGACGATAGCTTCTACTGGTCTGTTGACCACACTGATTACTGTACCAATGTTGATAGCTAAGGAGATGACCAGTAGGGCGGTAGCTATGCCTAGTTGGTTATCTCGTTTTGGTTTCCTTGACAAAGTTATCATCAATCATTACTCCTTTTCTATCTTTGATATCGTTATAAGCGATTGTGAGGCATTCTTCCACGTCGTAACCGAGCTGCAAGCATAAAACTATCAGCGTCACAATCGAATCCCCTATGGCGTCTTTTAGAGACCATTCTGGGTTTTCGAAATCATGCGGTCTCAGAAATACATCTCTGATTTCCCCGACTTCTTCCGTTACCTTCATCCATTGAGTTTTGGGATTGCTCTTGTCCAATCCGTGACTGATAGCCCATTCGTTGACTTTATCGATAAGCGCTGGGACGCCGTCATACGTAGGTTCTTCAGACTCTGCGATAAATACTAGTTTTACCATTACTCCACCTCTTTAGTTTTCTCTATTTCGTCCGATACAAATATAAATGGAATTGCCACATACAGCGTTTTGGGGAATAAATCTTTCTCGCCAAAATAATCTAGCGGTACATCTGATAAATGTATTGCCACGCCTCCTTCTTCTTCCTGAACGTAGTCGATTTTTTCAACATTGATCAGAATTCTATGTTTCTCGCCGCCAAAATTAACAGGTTTTACTTCGATAAATTTGGCCATTTATCATTCCCTCCCACCGAACAGCGCGCGCCAGGCGTAAACCACAGCTACGACCATCAAAATAAATTTAATCGTCTCCATCGTCCACCTCCACCACTTCTAAAAATTTTTCTAATTTCTTGATGGTTTCTTCTGTCACCGATAAATTATTTGAGCCATCTAAAAATGGAGTTCTTATGGAAATCATATTGGCCCCGATGTGTATATTTGAGATATCGTCCGTGTTCAAAATTCTTTCTTCAATGGAACCACGGTATAGTGTGTTTATTTTGATAAATTTAGCCATTATTCTATCACCCCTTGTAAATTATCAACGCAGACGTTCGAACTATAGTCCTGTCCCCGACGTCTACTGCTACCACTTGGTATTTGATATCAATTAATTTCTCAACATACCCCGATGACAAGTACACGTTGATAGCCATATCAATACTGCATTTATCCCCACTTTCTGTGTGCACCTCTCGTGTTTTAATTGCCATCACATTCCACCATTTCTACCTTGTATTTTCTTGCATTACGAAACTTCAATCTCAATCTGTGCAATTCATTGATAGCGTCGTTCTTGTCATGGAAAACGTGTGTACTATCTTCCATGTTGTCGTAATATACGATAACTTTATATTTCATATAGTCTTCTTCCCTTCTTGTCACTGGTGCGTCTTGCATAAACTGGCGTACCGTAGTAACCAATAGTGCTAGCTGACACACCTAGTTGTTTAGCAATTTCTTTTTTTTGTGCCCATTGCTATTAGTTCTTCGCCTTTGTACAGTGCGAATTCTTTGGCTTGCATAATTCCACCATCCTTTTTAACAGCTCTGCATCCGGTAACTGCTCCAGCGTCAAGATACGGTTCAATTTCTTGGCATTGATGCCTAGCTTAGCACTAATCAAATCCATATCCTTGCGGTTCTCCCAAAACCATCTCGAAAACTCTTGCGTTTGACCTAGCACGCTTGTGTGTCCGTAACTGCCCGGAGCGTAGATACCAACTAATTTATCTTTGTACTTGCTGTTCATTCCAGTTCCCTAATTTCAAATTCAATGCGTGGGTTAGGACTGTACTTCTTGCGAGCTATTAAACCACAAACAATACTGTCATCCGTCCAAACAATCCCTTTCTTATCCACTTTGTTGTAGCCAGCGTTTGAAATACTGTCAAAAAGTGCTTTGACTAGGTTATCAATATCGGGACGCATGGCATGCCAAAGTCTTTCATCCATAAATTTCTTGAATGTGTCCCACGTTTTAGCTCTAGCTTTAGGCGTGGGCTTTTTCGATACGCTCAAAGGGGCCTTCATGTAGAATGTGACACTGACTGAAATCGGACCATCAAAGAATTGTCCGTCATACTCTTGCTCAATAAGCTGTGAGCATTGTCTACGCCACGCCTTCATTTTGGGGTCTTCATAAGTGCCGAATTTGCTGAATCGTGGCCTTGTTTGAGGTTTGGGCTCGATATTTAAAGTCATTTTCATAGCTTCACCTTAGAAGGGTAGGTCTGAATCTTGGATATCCATAGGGTTTGAATTACCAAATGGAGCACCACCTCTTGAATTGTTCGGTGCTTGCTGTTGTGGTTGTTGGTTGTATCCACCATTAGCATTGCCACCTTCGCGCGCTGCACGGCTTTCTAGCATTTGGAAATTCTCAGCGACAACCTCAGTCACGTAAACACGTTGACCTTGTTGATTTTCATAGCTACGGGTCTGGATGCGTCCAGTAATGCCAATCAATGCGCCTTTTTTAGCCCAGTTAGCCAAGTTTTCTGCTGACTGTCGCCAGATAACGCAATTGATAAAATCTGTTTCACGTTCACCGTTAGCGTCCTTGAAGTTGCGGTTAACGGCTAGACTGAATGTAGCTACTGCGATGTTACTGGTCGTGTATTTTAGTTCTGGGTCACGGGTTAGCCGACCAACTAGAACGGTTGAATTAATCATTGATTTTCTCCTAGAATTTCATAATTTACAAAGTTATCATCGAGCAGCTTAGCAAATTGGTGCCATTGATTCTCTCCGCCGTGGAATGTAAGAGCAAGATTGACCTTGTACGGCTCGACGGGCTTGCTAGGCGCTTCCTCGACTGGTTTTGTGCCTTCGATAACCTCGCCGGTTTCAGCATTTACAGCCTTGATTTCCTCGCTTGCTGATTGCTTAGCCATTGCCTCAATTTCTGCTAGGCGTGCCGCTTCTGCTTTTTGCTTGGCTTCTGCTTGCTGTTTACGCTCAATAGCTGCATCACGGTCCTTTTTCATTTGCTTGATAACTTCAACTAAAGGTGTACCAATTTGCAATAATTTGATGTACAGTTCCGCTGGCAACTCGTAATCAAGGGCTTGTTCCTCAATCATGGCAATGTTGGCCTTGTACTCTTCAAGACGGTCATACTCAGCCAAAACCAAAGCGTCAATCTTTTCCGTTGTCTCCTTTTTGAGCTCCATCTTCTTAGTTTTGAAGCACCCCTTAAAAGAGAACACAGCGTACTTGTCCTTGAATGTATCCTTATCAAGTCCAGCAAGTTCGCACTTTTCCTCAAAGACTGACCTAACGTGGTCAACTCGTAGCATTTTTTGGTGTTCGTCAATCTCGTCTCGTTTGGCCCGTAACTTGTTGATAATCCCTTTTAGCGGGTTGTACGACTTCTTCAAATCCTCTTCGAACTCAGTTAAGGGGTTTTTGTAGACTTTAGCGATGTCTTTGCGTTTCGTTTCTAGTTTGTCGTAAAGACCTTTGTAGCGTGTGATCTCTTTCTTGATTTCGTCATATTCCAAGCTGTCAAGTTGTTCATCCGACAACTCGCTGACTGCCGTTTGGATGGCTTTGTCAAACGCTTCAAAGTCAAAGCTGATTTTCCCCGGTGTATATACCGGCTCGATTGACTCCAAGAAATTGTTTGTTACATCTTTCATGTCTTATCCCTTTCGGTTGTTAATTTGTGTTTGAATGTCATTGATCACCACTTCGAATCCCGGTACCAGCAACTCATGGAAGCCATTGAGCTTGTACTTCTTCAAATAGTAACTGCCCACTGTTTCAACTGATTGCCCAGTAATTAGAGCTAGCTCATTTACTTTCCCTAAAATCTGGCCACGTTGTTCATCACTGATAAAGTTAGGTTGTTGATTGTTTTGTGGTTGGGGCTGTGCTTGTTGTGGTTGCTGGTTTTGATGTGGTTGTGGGGTGTGAGGTTGGCTTGGCCTCAAACTCTCCTCTGCCACTTCAAAATGGTCCACATCTTCCTCACCTATTGCAAATAGTGCTTGCAAGGCGTACTTCCCAGCGTATGATTGTACGGCTCCTACCCATTGTGGCTCATTCATTTGCTTTAAGTCTCCGTTGCGAGTTTTTAAAATCGGTACGGGAGATAATTCTGCGAATGCTACTGCTTGCTCTTTCTCCTCTCGGTTAGATGCCGTCGCAATTGCTTTGATGAAAGTCTTGCCAGAAAATTCGACTAGATCATAGTTGACTACAACGCTCCAATTTGATTTCAAACTTTTAAAAACGTTGTAAATATCCTCAGCGTGCCTTGAAGCGTACTTTGCAGTCCCTTCTTTCTTTTTTTTAAGCTGCATTCGTTGTTGCAACTCTGTGAATGTCATTTCTTCCATGTCATATCCTTTTTTACATACCCCTAATTCTCAATTTTTTGGGGGTTATTTGCCGTTTTACCGTTTCTCTAGTGTAATTGGTGCCACTAGATTATTTAGGACGGTTACAAGCGATTTTAGAGCCATTTTTTGCCCTTTGACTTTTTTTAGGTGCCAAAGCTCCTTTTTGAGCTTGGTGTTTTCTTGAGCTAGCGACAAAATTCTGTCTTGCTGACTATTGATGATCTCTCCCAGCTCACGGCCTAAATTCATGTACTTGTTTCGCCAGCGGCTTTCGACTTCATACGTTTCTCGTTCCATATTTAATGCCTACCCTCCCACCGCTGCTATTAACTAATTAATTATTTTTCTCAAAAATGCTTTGATTTCGTCTCTTGTAACTTCGTTACGTTCTGTACGTTCAAAGTCGGAGCCGTCAAGTTTAGTTACATTGTATTCGGCTTCCACGATAAGCACTTCACAACCAAACGCTTCAGCAAGCTTGCCAAGCTCGTCTTTTTGGTCTTCATACGCCTCAATCGGCATAGATAGAGCGTTGTTTAAATCTTTGACGAGTCCTGCTTCAAATGCTAGGGTGCCTCTGTCTTTGTATTCTTTAAGAAATTCATCTCTTTCAGCGTTGTAAAATACAACTTGTTTATTATTTTCTTTCATGATTATTCTTCCTCTCCTTTGTTGTATTTCTTGAAACTCAATGTCAAACCTGCGATACCTGCTGCAATCACCACAAGCCCAAGAGTTGACATGATGCCTTCTTTTTCGCCAGTGTTTGGCAAAGTAGCGCTGTAAGTAGGTGTATTTACCACCTCAGACGTCTCAGAATCGAGTTTATAAGATACTGTGGTAGTTTCTACCACTTTTTCTTTCGGAGCATCTACGGGCTTATTAGGCACCTCTTTAGGTGTGCTAGGTTTTTCTGGTTCCACTGGAATTTCAAGTTCTGGCAAGTCCAAGATAGGTGCATCGTTTGGCACTACTCCGCCTTCGAACGGTGGAAGCTCACGTTCTTCCGGAATACCCGGAATACCACCTTGGAACTCTGGTTTGTAATGGATAGGCGCTTCATTTGGTACTGTGCCGCCGTTCCATTCTGGCTTGTCGTAAACTGGAGCTTCATTCGGCACTGTACCGATTGGCTCAGTATACTCCGGCAACTCTCTAACCTCAGGAATTCCAGGGATTCCGCCCTCAAATTCTGGGATGTCAACTTTTGGAGCTTCATTTGGCACCTCAAAAGTCGGCTCTGGTTTGTTTTCACCGCTTGCGTCTCCACGGCCACCGACTAACTGGACCTTGGATGTCGATTTAGCCCCAGCATCTACCGCTACCAGCTCTGCCTTGTTGGTAGGGTTAGTTGAGTCTTTAACCGCTGATTTCAATCGAGTTTGGTAATCGATATACATGATGCGGTTGAATTCCTTAAACTTGGCATCAAAGCCGTCAGCTCGTACATTCCATGATTCAAGGTAGTCCTTGGCTGAGTAGTCAATGCCTGTCCATTTAACAGGATCTTCTACGAAATAAATATTTTGGCTACCTTCGACAAATTCTTGGTTGTCTGACCAAGTGTCTTTCAATTTTGCGTATTGCAACACTTGACGGGCTGTGTTAAGGCGTAGTGTCCAGTTAATAATCTGTGGGTCTTGCTTGTTTTGGCTGCCCCATTTAGACAGGAGTTCATTGCTTGGAAGTGGGCTTTCGTCTGCGATTTCAAAGGTCTTGACTGTCCCGTTGAAGTTAACGGCAACAGGTTTACCCGGTTCGACAATATCCAACCACTTAGCGTCAAATTTCAAGCTCATTTTCTTGTTCAATGGGTTGTTTTGGAAGTAATTATTAAAAGTGGTTGTGATTTTGCGAGCTTGTGCGTCAGCGTTAGCCTTACCAACGATGTTCTCGTTGTTGTAAACATCAAAGTCGAATGATGTTTGAAGACCGATTTCTTTAGGCAGTTCTGTTACTACCTTGTCGCCCTCGTTGATAGCCATATCATCGGGGAAGTTGATATCTTTGTATTCAACTTCGAAAGGTGAGTATTTCCCAGTGCCATTTGGGAAAGTAACCTCAACATTTGGATTTTCAACTGTGATCGTAGTGTCTTGTTTAGTAACCGTTGTAGGCGCTGCTGGAGTATCTGCCACTGGAGTAGTTTCGACTGGTGCTGGTGCTTCTGCAATCGGCTGAGATTCCACTGGTGCTGGTGCCAATACTTTTGGCGTTTCTGCCACTGGTGCTGTTTCAGTTGCAACCACTGGTGCCACTGTTTCAGACGGTGCAACACTCACATTCCCGGCATTATCGGCAGTGTATACATTTGCCACTGCTGGAGTATCTGCCACTGGTTGAGTTGTTTCGTCCGCTGACACTGCACCAGCTCCAATCAATAGAGCGGTAGCAAGAGCAAGCGTTCCGCACAAGCCATAGGCTTTAGTTTTAACGTAGCTAGGTTTTGAAGTTGTTTGAGTGTTAAAAGATTTCATGGTATAATCTCCTTGATAATTAATTTTGTCTTGCATGGGCCCTAACCCATGCTTTTTTAGTGCTCTCAACGTGCACCCAAAACCCCACCGTGTCATGTTTTTTCAATGTTTTATTAGACTTTTTTGGGGAAGATTAGGAAAAAAGTAATTTAGTAAAGTTTTTGGGGAAAATTATGGGTATAAGTTACACTCCACGGCAGGGCCATGGCTGCACGTTGAAAGATTGATGTTAGTTTGTGTATTTTTGTTTAAGCCGCTCTTGCTTTTCCTCTGGGGTTTCAACCCATTCAAAGAACGGCTCTTGCTGCTTGGGTTTCTTTCTGGTTAGCAATTTCTTTAGTAATTTCATGAGTTACCCCACAAGTTGATCTAATGGCAATCCGTGGTCAGCGTTGAACTCTCGTACCTTTTCATCAATCATTCGATGTGGACGAACTTCAAATACTTCTACTTCTTCGTTTTGTTTTTTTGACCAAATCCAGTTAAAAATTTTCATTTTTGTTTCTCCTTTAGTTGCTTGATAATGTTTTTGATTTCGTTTAAGACAAACTCACTGTCTTTGTAAGTGTAGCTGATAGATGACCACCCATTGCTAGCTAAGAGTGGGTCCCAATCTCCGGCGTGCATGCAATCGAAACCGATATAGTAGCCGTCTGTTGGGAACTCGCTCCAATGGTCGTTAAATGTGATGCCTCCGTGGCAATCAATTTCGTCAATGTCAACACTCAATCCGTCCGGCACTTCGACATATCCGCATAAATGCCCAATATATCCATGCCTTCTAATGCAGGCATTAAACCCGTCAATTACGTAGGTTTTACTTCCGCCTTTGGGAATGATTTTTAAATCTTCCTCATAGCGTTCTTGATTAGTCATGTTTACCTCCTAGAACACATGGACACCACGCTCAGCCCATTTGTCACGTAAGCGGTTTTGAGCGTCCCCGTTGTATCCGCAGATATGGAACCCCAAGCCAAAGTTTTCTTTGCTATGGCGTTTAGCCATAATTTCATCCTCAAAGATTTCGACGAATTTTTTAACTTCGTCTAGGTCTTCGCTGCATGGGTAGAACAACCAGTCGTTATCTACCACAACGTGCCAGTTGTCACCTAGAACTGTCTGGATTTTCTTATATTCAAATTTAGCCATTTTGTTTACCTCTCTTATTCTTCTAACTATGATTACTGTATAGTTGCTTATTAGTAATTATTATTAATTAGTGCCGCTAGGCTCTATATTGTTGTTGGTTAGTGCGTGACAACGCCATATTATTATTATTTAGTTATTGTTATTACTTAGTTATTATTAGTGTCGGATTTTTCAACTTTTGAACTTTTCAACTTTTGAACTTTTCAACTTTGTAAAATTCAACTTTTGAACTTTTCAACTTTGTAAAATCAGTAAGTTGTAAAATCATCCTCACCATTACCTGTGGATAACTCTTTCTCTAAATGTCTTACCCAGTAATCCCAGTAACTATCAGTGATGGGTATGTCTTGTACTAACGGATAATTCTGTATCCCTTTGCCACGTCCCAGACTCTTGCGATATACACGGATATAGCCCGCTTTTTTCAGCTCCTCAAACGCTGCTCTGTGAGCGTCCCTGCCGTTCTTAGAACGCTGAGACAACTCCTCGAGGTAAGGTCTCCAGGTTTTCTTGTTAGTCATAAGCACCCATAACAACCCCTTAGCTTGTAAGCTCAGCTTGCTGTTTTGAGCTGAATGGTTGTTCATCTGCGTGTAATTTTCGTGAGTGTTTCGTTGAATGTATTGCATACCTCATAGTCAAGTCCCTTTCCGTAGTTTTTCCTTGTGATAACCTAATTTGTTGCCCTAACCGCACTAGAGAGCTAGTGAGGTTTTTTAATTCATATATATTTAAGGAGACTTATGAATATCAAATCGTTGTTGCTTACTTAGTTGGTATCGTTCAGTTTCCTCACTAGCTCACTGTTACGGCTAGGGTTGTTAATGTTATTTGAATCTGTTTCTAGTTTTCCATTCGATGAAAGACTTGAAGCCTTCATAGTTGATGAAAACCAGTTTGTGCGTCGGATTGAATACGTAGTCTCGGAAGTCTTTGTTATCCCTCATTTCTCGAATGAGGTTTTTCGCCATTGACTTCCCTAGACCTTCCCACCGCTGCATGAGGTGGTCGTAGTCTCCCCACTCAGCAGTCTCGTTAACTCCGACTGGTTTATAGGTAATTTCCATAAGCGTCACCCGATTTATTTCAATCCGTTTTCAAGAGCGATAAGCTCTTTTTGTTTTGGCGTTTCACGAATCTCAAACGGTGTGAAATCGTCGTAAGACAAATCTCTCAAGAATTGGATTGCTTTCTTAGCTTCGACATGCTTGATATTAGTGTATTTAGTCACGTTAAAGGCTTTCTTCAAATGCGAGTACATCAATTTGATAAATTGACCTTTCTTCGAAGCGAACAGATTATCACTAGGATGTGATTCCTGCTCATTGAAGTACATATCTGCGAACACACCAGCCTTGCTGAAAACGATGCTCTTGATTTCAGTAGCTTCACCATCGTCGATATGGACTTTCTTATTGACTTCTTCAACCAGCAATTCAATGTCAGTGAGCTTTTGATTTGTCTTTTTGACATTTCTGTCCATTTCTTCCTTGATTCCGATAACTTCTTCCAAAAGCTGTTGGTTAACGGTGCTTTGGGCAACTAGGTTCATAGCTTGTTTTTTCTGCATCTCAACTGTTTCAGCGAGCAGATTTTCTTTTTTCTTGTTTTTCTTCTTACTCATTGATGATTTCTCCTTCTATGATTGTTCTTCCGTTTTCTGGGATGATTTTGTTCATTTCATCAATCCAGTTTTCTGTGAGTGTTAAGATGTCTCTTAATTTCTCAATCTGAGCATCCTTGCCAATCCCTTGGATAAGGGTTTTGAATCTGAGCGGTGCCATCTTGCTATCAAAGAAATCTTCGAACTCTGATACTAGGTTGCTGAGTGTAAAGATGTTAGTAACACTGTTTTCTAGTTTCTCTTTATCAGCTCGCAAGTGTTCGATAGATTCTTTCAAAGCTAGTGCTTCCGAGGTTTCTTTTTCAAGCATTTCATAAGACGCTTCTTTAAGTCGCAAACTTCTTTTGACCGAATCGAGTTCGTCCGCTAGGTCTTTGTTTTTATCTAGTAGTTGCTTGTTAAGGTCTTGCGTAGCCTTGTAATCGTCTGGGATGATTTCCTTTTCGATTACTTTCTCAATCGGTTTGACTGCTTTAGCACGCTCAAGCTCGCCTTTAACCGTTTCTAGTGCTTGGTCTTTGAGTTTTAGTTTTCGTTTGACCTCTTGCAGTTCTCTGACTGTCGGTGTGTCCCCTTGCTCAATCTTTTCGATTTGCTCTTGCTTTTCTTCCTCTGGAAGGGTTGCGATGAGGTGTAGGGCAGTTGTCCCTAAATGTCGTAACGTTTCGACATTTGGCAATTCTTCGACAATCTTCATCGATTTATAAGCGAAGTCTTTGTCAATCCCGATACTTTCGTGCCACTGCCGAAATTGCCCGTGTGTCAGGTCATTTTCTTTAACATGTTTTAATCGTCTACCAATTTCCCAAATCGATTGCCCAGCTATTTGTTTGTGGTGTTGTATTTCCAATTCAATCTGCGCTAAATTGTCAGATAACGTTATTTCTTGCATTTACTTTCCCTTTCTAAATTTTGTATAATAGAGACAATAAAAATGATTGGAGAAAAATTATGTTTAGATTTCAATTACCTAATGCTAAAGATTGGTTTTATTTCTATGGTGTCTCTAAGAGTGTCCACCCACTCATAATGCTTAATCTACCTCATATAGCAAATAAGATTTTCCCTGGTATTGTTGATAAGAAATTATATATTGTTGATGCTGAAATCGTCGATGCACCGATGACATTTGCAGATAATCACATCATTTTTTTATCAACCGAAGGTTCAGACCTCTATGCCAGAAACGTTTACCAAGTAGCTCATGAGTTGTGCCATTTTTACATTAATGCCAGTTCTAAGCAGCGGACGATGTTTTGGTTCGAGGAAGTGATTTGTGAAATGACAGCTCATTATTTTTTAGAAGAATATTCAAATCAAAACATATGGGATAAACATTCAAGGAGTATGCCATATTTGCAATACAGCCAAGAAAGCCTACTTGATATTGAAGTCTTCAATCACAAAAGATTAGTAAAATATCAATCCGACGAAATCATTCATCTTATCCGAAATTCTACAGACCGCCCTAAAAATAGATACTTAGCAACACTGCTACTCCCTATTTTTAGAGAGTTTCCGGCACTCTTTACAGAATTACCTAAATTAGCAAATCTGTATGGAATACCCGATTTTGAACTATTTTTAAACGCATGGCATGATGCTGTTGAGCGTGAAAATAAACCAGCCGTTCAAAAGATAATTGAAATTTTTTGTTAAACACCTAAATCCCCGGTCATAAGCTCATTCGCTGGCAAACCCACAGCAAGACGTTCGTCGTTGTTGAGCGCCCTTGGGCCAACAGCACCTTTTGCAGAGCCTATACCATAATCAACGATTCCTTTGCCAGCAGATAAAGCTCCAATGATCTCGTCTTTAATCTCTGCTTGTGGTTCTAAAATTTTTTCAATTTCATCCAACTTCTCAGCAATATATGTCACAGTCTTCAGTATTTCATTGAGGGCTGTTCTTTCTAGTTCATTCATTGTTTGTTCCTTTCTAATCTATACGAATTTTCGTATATTTAGGTTAAAAAAATTTAGTCTTCGACACGTTCGCTAAATAGGTATTCTAATTCATATTCTGGGAAGAACGCCTTTTTGATAGCCACTGTTTCGCCAAATTTGAAATCTGAAACACCATCGATTTTGTCACGGACTGTGCGATAGCCTACTCCGAGCAAATCTGCGATATCCACTAATGTAACGCCTTTGTTCTTACGAACTTCTTCGATGTTTTTCATTTATTTCCTCCTTCCTTAAGCTTGATTTAAGTATATACTAATTTTCGTACACTGTCAACAAGAAAGTACGATTTTTTTTACTTTTTTTATTTACCTATACGATTTTCTGTGTTAATATATAGAAAGAAAGAGAAATGAGGGTTATAAAAAATGCAGGCTGAGGAAAGAATTAAGGAACTGATTATAGCTAAATACGGGAATGTAAGAGCTTTTGCAACAGAAAGCGGCATCTCTTATACTACTGTTCGCTCTATTTTAGAACGTGGTATCATGAACGCAAAAGCTGAAAACGTCTTTAAAATCTGTCATTTGTTGGGAATTTCACCGGACACGCTCGCTGAATGGGGTGTTACGGACGAACCACAACAACCCAACGCCCACGACATCGATAACATCATAGCCAACGCCATGATGTTCGACGGTAAACCACTAACTGATAGTGATAAACGTGCCATTCGTGGCATCATCGCTGGTTATATGAGCAGCAAGGGGGATTGAGGATGAAAGAGATAATCTATCTGGACACAAATTTAGTTAACTCTCTGCTCGCTCAGCAAAACGCTGGGTTGGTCACAAAATTGGTTAATGAAAACAGTGAATCGGACTCTAATGCAGAGGGCGGTTTTGATCAAACTGCAACTTCTGTTTCTGGTGGGGTTTCTACTTTAATCAGGGCAGACGTTAATCACTCAGCTATCGAGAACGAAAATTACAATATTGTCTTCTCACGATCAAACAGAAATCTAATCGAGACAGCATTAGATGATTACTCTCTTGATTTGCTACTTCAAGAATTGGAAAATGACAAACTTTTAAAATCCTCCGACTTTCGAGACGGCGACTTTGTCTTTGTTGTAGGGAAGCTTGACTTCTTTGACTTTGAACACTTAAAAAACGTCTCCACTTTTGATGAAGTTGAAGATATTCTTCCCGAATATGACGAGTTTAAAAAGCTTCAGTCCGAATACAAAAGAGTAAAAAATAACACTAGGAAAGAGCAATTAAAAGACAAGATTTCACATAACGGCTGGAATAACTTAGAATCCATTAGGTCAATGTCAGCCTATTTCGAAAGGTTATTTCCATCCTCTAACTTGGCCAAAGTATCAAATACTATTAGTGTTTTGCCTAAGGAATTCATGAAGGTCCCAACTGCCCAACTTGGTCTTATGCAGCTCAGCGAAAGACAAATAAAAATACTAGGTATCTGCTCATCTACATTTGATGAACAGACACCTAGTGACTTGTCTATGATGGCTAACAGTATGGAAGTTTTGAAAAAAGCACCTACGGCAATCCTTACTATAATGCTTGACTCATTCGGCTTGGTATCAAGTGGCGATTATTTAATTCGTCCTATCGCTATTTATTACGAGAATTAAAAAAAGTGACTATATCTGCTTTCAAAAGACTTTTGCTTAGATTCCAGTCTCGCCTGACCGTCCTTGATTAAGGCATGATTATCTGCCATATTCTTTAAATTACGTTCTGCAATTTTTAAGTGTTGGTCTTTGATAGATTGCTTGTTGCGTTTTATTTGTTTGAAAAATGACAACTAAATCACCCCTCTCTATATAAATTTTAGCAAAAAGATACTTGATAGTAAATACACTGATGGAGGCTTTATGCCCGAAAAAGAATTACTTAAGCAGTTCAACGTGTCTCTTTGTGAGTTTGATTCTAGCCAGTGGCCACGAGATGGATTCCTAGACCCTGTTAACCGTGTGGTTTACATCAATAGGAATTTACCCGCCGAAATACGTTTAAAGGTCCTACTGCATGAATTAGGGCACTTAGAACATAACTCTAAAGACTATGAGCGTTTGCGTGAGAAATACGAAGCTCAAGCTAATAGAAATATGATCCATGAATTGCTAAAAAATGAAAATCTTGATGATTTTAATTACGTCCGTTTTATGAACAAATATAATCTCACCACGATTTGTGATGAGACATTCGTAAAACATGAATATTTGAAACTAAAGGAGATTGAAAAATGTTGAGTAAATGGAAGAATTTAAAACGCTGGCAAAAGTGGGTTGTTGTGCTTGTCTGCTTGGCTGTGCTTGGTAAGGTGTTTGAAATCACTGGTATCGCACCCAAAACGGAAACAGAACCAGTCAAGACAGTCCAAACGTCTTCATCTAAACCGAAAGCCAAAACTAAGGGCAAAACTAAAACCAGCAGTAGTTCAGATTTGTCTAATCCACAACGTGAGGAAAAAGCTTCAAAAGAATCGAGTTCTTCCGAAGAAAAAGAATCTAAAAGTGAAACTAAAGAATCAAGTTCTTCAGATGGGCCAAAAGATGTTACCGCTGATCAAATGGCTAGCTTTATTGAATACTTCCAAAATGATTTGACAGAAAAGGGTGTAGATATTAGTCAATACGGTTTTTATAATCGAGACACCATTTTGTATATGTCGGTGCCTGTCGATTATAAATACTATGACAAAACCGATTTACAAAAATTCGCTGATGGCATGCTTGCCAAAGAACATGAGGCTTTCAATGTTTGGGCTGCGATCAACAACGTCAATTATGAGCGCTATCCAATGTTTCACATTAAAGCGGATGATGGCAGTGCAATTGCAAGTCAAAAACTCAATGGAGAAATGAAAGTCAAGGTTAAATAAGACAATAGAAAAGCCCTATAATCTCCCTCGCCAAAGTTAGATTATAGAGCTTATGCATCACAGAAAAACAGAAAACACACTAACAGTAAAACAAACCAAAAAGGTTGTGTTTTCTTTTTTCTGTACCCATTTTACCAAATAATAGGAGATATGACAATGTGGGTAGAACAATTACCAAACGGGAAATATAAATATTTCGAAAGATACAAGGACACTTACACTGAGAAATGGAAACGGGTATCTGTAACGCTTAATAGTGGCTCAAATCGAGCAAAGAAAGAGGCTCAACGCTTACTGGATGATAAGATAGCCCAGAAGATAGAATCATCAAGCACTACTAATGTATCATTCCATAGTGCTTTCAACGAGTGGTGGGAATTTCATCAAAAGCAGATTAAGTTAAGTTCAATCAAGAGCCTTGCAGCATCCGTTAAGCGAATATCTGACACTATTGAACAAGGAACAATCCTATCAAATATCAACGTCCGACTTATCCAATCCTTGCTAGACACTGAAGACTGGACAGATTCTCAAAAATATCGTGCCAAGACCGTGTTAAATACATTCTTCGATTACGCTATGGATCAACAACTTATAACTGATAACCCATCGAGGAAAGCACGACTACCAAAGAAAAAGAATAAACTTGAGAAACAGCAAGCTGCTAAGAATAAATACTTAGAACCAGGCGAATACAGTCGGTTATTGAAAGAGCTCTATCGAAAGGACATAACACTGAGATACGCTCTAGCGTGCGAGTTTATGCTCTTGAACGGTTGCCGTATTGGTGAATTAGCTGGTTTGACTGTTTCAGATTATCACAAAGAGACACGTTCTTTGGATATCCACACATCCTTCAACAGATACATTCCAGAAAACGAAGGGACTAAAACAGTCGCTAGTTACCGAACTACCTACCTCACTAATCGAGAAATGGAAATCATTGACCAGATACTAGAGTTGAAAAAGTTAAGCGAATCAACTAATCCAGAATGGTATCATAGCGATAAGATTTTTACGACCAACACTGGTAAGCCTATTCATAGCACAATCCTAAGTGCATCGCTCCAGCGAGCTAACACCAGACTGGAAACGCCTATCGACAAGCACCTATCCCCTCACATTTTCAGACACACCACAATTAGCATATTGGCTGAAAACAATGTGCCACTAAAAACCATCATGGATAGGGTTGGTCATGCCGATTCGGAAGTGACTACTAGTATCTATACCCATGTCACAAGGAACATGAAGGATCAAGCGGTCAACATTTTAGATAATATCATTACAAATAACCTTGCCCCTTCCTTGCCCCTCGGATAG